GATCTGTCGTTCACACAGGTTGATGACGAGCAGATGAATGAACTATCAAAGATTATGAAGCGGATTCAAGAAATTGAGTCACGCAATGAGGACGATCTTGCAGCTCTGGAGAAGTTGAGAACTCAGAAAGAGGATCTCAAGAAACAGATAGTTGCGAGACACGAGGTGAGTGTTACCAACGGCTTAGGGCTTGGAGTCAAAGTCGTAAAACAAACGCCTCCAGTGGACTACAAAAAGGTCTACGACTTTATGGGTGGCGATGAAGCGCTCAAAGAAAAAGGAGAGAAGCTCGATAGCTTCAGGAAAAAAACCAACACCCACCGATCCACGGTGGTGGAGATCTAACATGGATGGACAAAAGAAGGACGTTATCTTCGCTAATGGCTTCTATGCCAAAAACAGAAGCCCTAAAACTCCGGATTGGGTTATCGCCAAGTTCGGAATCAAAGTTGATGAACTAGATTGGTTCAGCGCTCAGGTAAAAGAGGCCAAGGCTGCTGGAAAAGAGTTTATTAACTTCGATATTAGGCAAGGTAAGACCGGCACGAACTATATCGCTTTGGATACGTTCGAGCCTCAAAAGAAGGGTGAATTCAAAGATGACATCCCTTTCTAACATAAGGAAAAAATATGGCTCTACGTCTAGCGAGAGCCGTAGATTCGAGGCTTTTCGGGGGTTTTCACCTAGATTCTTCGGATCTCAAAAGGACCAGCGATCACATTATATGGATCAGAAAGGTCAACATATCGCCGGAACACAAGTATGCGGTCCTCAATGTGCGGTCTCCGGACCACACTCAGGAGTTCACTCTTGATGTTCAGGAAAGTTTCAGTCTGGGGAAGGAAGTTACCTTGTGGCTGGAAGATTGTGACGAGTATCCAATGGTTGTGCCAACCAGGTGCTTCTCATGTGGTGCTCAGAGAAAACAAACCCAAAAGGTTTGGTTCGCTCAAGCAAGGCTCGGTGTGGATGCACCGAGAGAATATAAATTAGTTCGAGATGATGCGAGGAAAAAATGACTGAAGAAGAAAAACCTGATGTACAGCCGATAGCCTACGGCACAAAAACTTACGATGCTAATACCCTTAGCGAAGAGCAGATGAAAGCGATTGGTGCTTCTCAACAAATCAACACCGCGATCACCTTCGTGACCAACTTTCTCAGTTTAATGAATAATTTGGAGAACATAAAAACGCTGGCGAACATAGGGCATGCGAAAGTTATGGAAGAGAACTCAAAGACATTCCCTGCTCCTCTTGAGTTACCAAAAGCAGAGGCTGCCTCGTCTGAAACTCTAGCTCCCGCAACCCTTACAGCGGATGACGCGAAAGAGACTGCTGAGCAATCAGACAGTGGCGAGGTAGCTTCACCAGAACCGGAAGGTAAAACCCACTAGCCTGGGTTGAATAGTGAGGACAAACGATTTGGTGATCAGCGGCATCAAATGCACTCCACCTACGCTTCGGCTAGGTTTGCGACCGAGGATATACACCCTCGAGTAGAAAAAGAATGGATGAAGTGTGAGCCTCACAGAGTTTGTTTTTAACTCGACATTCCTCACCAATCCATTCAACCGCTGAACAGTTTTTACCATGGAATAAGGAACCAGATTATGCCAACTTTGAAAACTCCCTCCGACAAAAGGCATTACTCCAGCGGGGATGGCTCACCCGTTCTGGTGGAACGAGCCAACAAATTCGATTACTCTCGGGACAGTGACACCTTGCTTGTAGCGTCTACAGACAAGGAGTACGACATGGATGTAACTTTCCGAGAATGTGCAGAGGAATATTTGGAACTGCCTAGTAAAAAGCATAACCGTTCAAAAAGCCCAGACGCTAAATTACGTTTAGGCACGATGATCGATGAGTGGGGAGATATACCTGTTCGAGATATCGATGATCGGATGGTTAGGTCTTTTTTCCGCAAGGTCAAAAATTTCAATGCAAAAAATAACAAGGGTGATGATCTCACTCCGGTTAGAAAGATCTCTGGTGCGACCTACAATAACTACGTGACTTACTATCGAGCTGTAATGAACTACGCTCGAGATGAGTTACGAGCGATTGATTTCGTTCCAAAGATCAGTTCCGTTTACGAGAATGTGAGAACCACATTCCTCGAGCCGGAACAGTTTGACCGGATGTTGAATCTGCTCGATGACCTGAGAAAGGATCTAGCTATCTTCGCAGTTCTTACTGGACTGCGTCATAAGCAATCGGTCCATCTGAGGATCGACCAGGTTTCATCAGATGGATCACGTTTGTACTTTGATAGGCGAGATACAAAGAACGGTATGCCTCTCGAGATCGAACTGAGTGATGACGCTCAGGATATGATCCGAAAGCATCTGCAACATGTAGATCACCTTCAAACAAAAATGCCGCGCTTGCGCGGGAAGATTGAGCATGTATTTGTTCAGGATAATGGGAGACCACTAGCTAAGTGGCTCAACCATCATGTCAGAGCAAAGCTTGACGCTAAAGGATTCAAGGGGATCCGGTTCCATGATTTACGCCATACGTTTGCAACTTGGTTGCGGCGAGAAGGTGTTAACTCAAGGATCATCCAAGAGCTCGGGGGATGGGAATCCTCTGCCTCGATGGAGCGTTATGCACACATCTCAACCCCCGAGAAAAGAGCGGCTGCTAACAACTTATCTAAGCTGCTTGTGCAATAATGATTTGTGCTAACAACTTATTTGAGGTGTGCGGATTGGGAAATAGAGGAAAAGGTATCCAACCCTATGAAGTGGTAGGTAAAAGGGTTAGATACCTCACTTTGTAACCATTTGATTACAAAGAGAATGAGTGGCGGAGGGACAGGGATTCGAACCCTGGAAGGGTTAAATACCTGAGCCCCATTCATCAATAAAATCAGATAGTTACAAGCTAGGTGTCACTTTTTTTGGTGTTATTAAGGCTTGATTATGGACGATTTGAATGACGTTTTGCAGTTACCCAAAGAACTAACAGATTTATTAAGTCGCGTTCGCAAAGCAATTGAAGATTATGGAGAGTGGACAGATTGGAGAGAGAGAAATTTCGATCAAATGCTGATCTTGTCTACGGTGGTGCAATCCATAGGAATATCTAACGAGTACCTAGATTTCGTTGTAGATGGATTACGTTCACCGGACAACCCTGAACAG